GGCTTGATAGTAGTTATCCATAGGGATAGTATGAACAACTTCGGGATTAATAGATAAAGAACCATCCTCATTGGTAATAAGAACCCTCTGTTTGAGAATGCTAATTATCTCATCCTTTGTAGGACGTAGATAGTTGATAACCTTCTTATAATCCTCCTGAGAAATTTTTTCTGCTTTAAGAGCATTGTCAAGCTGCTTTTTAATAGCCTTGTAGTTTGCTTCAGCATTATCCACATCATTAGGAAGGAACTTACCATTCTTCTCTGCAGTATCCAAATCATACTTGTCAAGGAGGTTTTTGATTTCCCTATCCTTTTTATTATTCTCATCCCATTGCTTAGAGATTGCCTTTATAACATTCTCAGGATTGAAGCTAATATTAACAACGCCCTGATTACCAACCTTACCACCAGACTCAAATTGAGCCATATCAGTAAGATACTTACCATTAGCATCCTTCAAATCCATAAACTCTGATAGGGCTTCATAGACAGGAGAATTGAGGTCATTAGTAATCAAGTTGTACATCATCAATGCACAAATCTCCGAGTTCTTATGTTGCTGAGGAACAGGAATAACTCCTCCAAAGCTATCATTCCTATCAATGACAGTATAGACAAAAGGCTTAATAATCTGATAAATAACATCAAAGTCTTCTCTATTCCACTCACCTTTCTCAAAATGCTCCAAAGCTTCTTGGGCTCTTTCATCCCATCTTCCCATCATATCCATGACAGACCTGAAGGAATGCATGGCTCTAATAGCCTGAGCATCTGCTACATTAATATCTGTAAAGATTCCAAGAATATGCTCTTTATCCTTTTCTGTAAGCTTCTTAGAGCCATTTACAATACCAGCAATAGTAGTATAAGAAGGAGAGGTGATAATATCATCAGCAATGAGGAAGGTGTTCTCTGTCTTCTTACCAAAGCGAGAATTAGTATTTAACTGAATACCTCCTGCATAGACTTCCTTGAATCTCTTTTGGAAATCAGTATCATTCTTATAAAAAGCCAAGTCAATAGTGGTAAACTGAATGATAGAAGCATTGGCATATACCATATTCATATAGCTACGCAGGAATGCTTCAGAATCTATATCCCCACTATAATGTTCACTATTCTCATTCAAATACTCAGTGGCCTTCTGAGCCATTATCTGCATGATGGCATTTCTCTTTACATCATCTATCTCCTGGGCTGTGTAGACTCTCCTATTACCATTTTCATCCTTACCTTCCTTCATTCTATTCAGAACTTGCAGTAAGGTCTCACCATTCTCAAAGGTAAAGGTATTTAGTTCAGGAATAAAGCAGAACTTAAAAGCCCTTCCTCCTTTATCATCAATCAAATCAAAATTAGCAATAGGCTTTACATCTCCAGCAGCAATAGCTTTTTGTCTCTCAGTAGCATACTTGATTCTCCACATCTCTTGGTCTACAAGTCCTACAAGAGCATCAAGCACTTCTGCAGAGCTCAATACAGGGCCTTTAACAGTCATAGACATGGGAGAGTCTGAGAAGATAGGAGCCAAATAATAAGAGTAAGCAGAGTCACCCCTATAGCTTCTATTCTGAACTAGCCAAATATCATCTGGAGTCCACTTGGTATAGTCTCTTACTTTTCCTTCATCATAGTCAGTGATATTATTAATGTTTCTGTAAGGAATCTCATCAGTAATATCCTGAGCATTATAAAGATGTTCAAGCCACTTATTCCTCCATGTATTAGTCTTGTGGTTATAGAACCACTCATATTTCATGTAGTTGTCTTCAATGAACTTGCGTCTTTTATTGATGTCAGGATTATACAAGCCTCTGAAAGTCTTCTGAATGTAGTTATCTGCTGAGTAGCTGTATCTTGTTTTCTTTGTAGCTGAATCATAGAAAGACTGCATATAGCTTTCATCAGTAATCAAACCTCTATTATTAAAGAAGTCCTTCCACAAGGGTCTTCCACCAACATACTGGGGATCTACCAAATAGTTATAGTCTTTAGCATTCTCATCAGAAACCTTTGAAATGGTATCAGCAATATAATGAAGGTCTTTCATCATATCAAGGAACACTTGACCTTGCTCCTCCTGAGCAAACAGAGCTATCACATTTTCTCTATTAGAAGAGATACCAAATGAGTTCACGATGAATACAGCCCTATTTACAAACAAATCAAACTCCTCTATATCTTCCTGATCTACTTCAGTATTCTCATCAGAAATATCCTTATAGAGGCTGTATGCATGCTCTACACCATCATTATCTATTATATCTTTGATAAAGTCCATCAAGTCTGCAGCATGCTCTCTATTGATGGTTTTATCTGTATTATAGATACCAGTGTCTGTAAGAACAATACCATTATTATAGTTAGCTGAGAGTTTGTCTTGCTGACATCTTGCTTCCATTTCAGTATTCAAAGGAGTAATACCAAACTTGCCTTCACCCACCTGAATCTTTGCATAAGGAATAAATACCTTACGGAAATTAGTATAAAACTGAGATGCCATAGCTCCATAGGTAGAAGGATAAGCAATACAGGTATTCCATTCAGCATCAAGATAGTCATCAGCAAGACGAGTAATAATTTGCTTTACCCAAGGATACTGACTGCTCATTTTTTCCAGCACAGGAAATACAGGGTAACCATTAGGATACCTATAATTAAATTCTTCTGCTTCTTCAATGCGAATAGGAGAACTTATGTCTATAGGTATTTCATCGTAATTATGTATTACTTGCATGAAATCATCAGGGCTCTGCATATTTTTAGCAAGGTAAGAGAGCAGAGTAGCATATATCTGACCACTAGAATACTTTCTTGTGTGTCCTAAGTCATCTTTGTCTTCACTACTCCTCTTGACATTGTAAAGCATTCTTCTCACTTTCTTAGAAAGAGAAGCTGCAGGGTCTTCAAATCTTACTTGGAAAATCCAGCCATCATTACCACTTACAGTATGACCAGTTTCATCATCTCCATCACTTGCTTCATCATTAGCCACATCATCAGGAGACTTCTCAATCATTTGAAGCCCCACAATACGAATGCCTTCCTGTTCTTCAATCTCAAGAGATGCCTGATTGTTGAACAACTCATCAAAGAAATTAAGAGTATTCTGCCACAGCTGCTTTTCTACACCATCATGACTATTTACATTCCTTCTAATCTTATCTTTGATTTGATTAAGAATGTTGCTAATCTGAATTTTCCCTACAGCGTACTGCCTACCATTGATGGGGTCACGAAGGAGGTTCCTCAGTTTCCGAGCTTCTTCTTTCTCTTTAGCTGTTTTATTATCGTCCTCAATAATATAATTCAACCTATCAAGCTCGTCAAGGATATAATCATCAATAATGTCTGAAAAGTAATCAGCAATCATTGTACCTCTATCCTTAATCTGCTGAGGTGTAAAAGTCTGATAAAATCTTGCAATAGGACTATCAGTTACTTTTAGTGCAGATTCAAAAGCATCAGACTGAGGTCTTACAGGCTTTGGTTTTGGAGTATTAGCCTCTTCATATTTTCTTTGTGCTTCAGCCTGCTGTTCAGCTGTAGGAGCAGTACCAAATGTAGTAGCACTTGCAGCCAATAATGCAGCCTCAGAAGCTTGAGAAGAAGCTTGGGTATGTTGTTTAGGCACAGCAATATAAGGCCATCCTTGAGAAGTATTGACATCAGTATTTTTTGTTATACTAATATATTTAGCCAACTCACGATAATCATCATCAGAGAGTTCTTTACCTCCCATAAAGTGATTATTAAGCTTATTATCAAGCTCTTTAGGTACTCCAGGATAATCATCAGTAATAAGCCTTCCACCACCTTCATAGTAGCCTGCAAGAGTTTCTATGCCTTGCTTAAAGCGGGGATCTATAGTGGAAACAGAAATATCTTGATTATTTGCGGCAACTACATCTTTGCCAAGCATCCTTCTATCTTCAAGAGTTTGAATAGTACCTCCTGAATTAAGAAGAATATCTTCAAGAATTTCTCCACTGCGCTTATAAGTTTCAGTAACACCTTTAGGAAGAAGGCTTTTAATCCATTCTACTAATCTACTAATGATAGACTTCTTATCAGACCTCTTACCAAAAGTTTTCTCATCATTCAGTTCTGAGATAAACTCACTATTAGTAAAGAACTCTGCAGCAAACTCATCAAGATTCTGAAGACCATAGAGCTTACCATTCTTAAGATTCTCTGGTAATTCATTGAAAGAATTAACTCCATACTTCTTAAGAATCTTTTCTCTTGCATCCTCAAATATCTTATCTAATTCTTCTCTGTGCTTAGGAGTGTTAAGTGAATTAGCTACTATAGCATGAACAATTTCATGAACAATAGTATTATCTACTTTACCATCCTTACCCTTATAAGAGGCATTCCTATTTATATATATGGTGTTTTCAATAGCATCATAAAGTCCTGCTTGTCCTCTTGATTGAGAATTGGGAACAAGTTTAACTTTAATATCACCAATCTCACCAATATTATCTACAAGAGATTTGATAAATCCTTCAAATGGAGAATTATTCTGAAGAAGATTATTCAGTATTTCTGAAACAGTTACTTCTATTTTACCGCCAAATTTTTTATTCAAATCAGGGTCTGAAGAATCTCTTGTATCAAATGCTTCCCTCAAAGCCATCTCATCAGCCATTTCTCCCATTAGCTCAACAGGAAGATTAGTAAGTTTACCATTAGGAGCTTTCATGAAAGTACCATTAGCAATAGCTCTGGCTTTGATGTCTTGCATTTCTTGCTCAATAGCTCTCTGCTTTTCTTCTGCTTTCAAATCCCTAAGGAATGACTTTCCTTCATTATTACGAAGCTTCTCAATGAAGTTAATCAAAGACTTCATTGTAGGAACATCATCAGCATTCTTTGAATTGGCGTCATTATATAGACCAATCCACTCAGCACACATCTGATTATTGAATCTATTTCTCTCACAAGCTTCAGGATATTCTTGTCTGATTTTATTCGCCAACTCCTCAATAGCGGGAGTGACTATAAGACACATTTTGCTCATATTTAATAAAAAATTTATATATTTATGGCAAAGGTACTATGAATAGAAAAAGATTCAAAATTGGTTAGTGGAATGGTTAAGTGGTTATTAGTAAAAAAAATCCTCCCTCCCACCAGGGTTAACCTGACAGAAGAGAGGAAATGACACAGAAAACAATCAATCAATATAAGCTACTCCAAACGGGGAAGCAGTTGCATATTACAATCTTTGAACATGAAAGGCATCTCACTATAATACTGAAGCCTTGCATATTGTTCATTATCATTAGAAAGATGGTTAATCAATTGCTGTAAGAGATTATAGTCTTCTTGAGAAATAGTCTCCTTATTATAACCAATCCACTTACCTACATAAGTACGTCCTAAGAGACTCTTCAGCATATACTTCACTGAGGTGCTTGTTATAGCACTATTGTACCTCCAATTATAGATGTTATCCCTAAGGATAGTAATCACACTATTAGGATAATTAACATAATCCATAGATGCAAGTGCCTTCAATGCTGAAGTTACTACATCACTGTCCTTACTATCAAGCATATCCCTAATAGAAATCAGATTCTCAAGGGTAGGCTTATTCTCAGTATTACCCAAAGACTTCATAATAGTATCCTCAAACACTGTCTTCTCAGTAGGAACTGTATGATTCAGCAAATCAATGATATAAGAATCTTTCTTTTCTACAGTAGCCAAAGGCCCACAATACTCAAGAGTAGAATCAAGCATAGCAATAGGAGAATAGCCTAAATCTGTGCGAAATTCAAAGTTCTTAATGTTTGACTGATAAAGTATGATATGCCTAAGCAATACTCCTTTATTAAACTTCTTCACATAGTCACTTGCATTCATTATTGTTATAAGCTTTGCAGCGTCATTAACAAAGAGAGCAGTATCAGCTGTACTAAAGTGATTCTTACTTGGCTGAGGAACTATAATTACATCAGCAGTCCAAGGATTCAAAGTCTTCTTATACTTCTGGGAGAGAAGAGTTCTGGATACCTTGCAACTAGGATGCACATAAACAGTCTTTGCAGTTTCAAGTAACTCCTTATGGTCTACAATAAAGTCTGTATCTACATACTTCATACCATACTGATTAAGCACAGTCTTCTCAGGGATAAAATAATATCTACCAGTATCCCAGCTATATGCCTTAAGCGAATACTCATTAATATAGGTATCTGTTAAGATATTACAATCAATTCTCAAAAATGTGTAGTCTTCCATGCCACACATTCTATCAGTTGTACTAATGCAAGCCATAATTAAATAATTACTTTGTTACGAATTTTAGAATTCAACATCAGCTTAGTAGTCTTAGCAGGATACTTACCAATGACAGTCTTGATAATGTGGAAGAGCAAATCATCTGAGAAAAGCTTCCTATCATTCTCTATGAACTCAAGGAGTCTATCCTGCACCACACTCTCTTTTACTCCCTTCTGAGAAAAATAAAGCATGATATAGTTCAGCAATCTAATAGCAAGAATACTTGCAATCTCAGGCTTGAATCTATCATTGTCCCATACACAGTCATAAATCTTAGGCTCTACAGTCTCCCATTTCTGCTCAAGCATATCCTTAGGCTGCACAAGCTTATCAAGCTTCTGAGCAATGAAGGTAGTAAAGAGATTACCTACTACATTATCCTTGTCATTCAAGAAACATCCCTTAGAGATATTCAGAATGAGTCCTAATGAACTCTCATCATCCCAGTTCTTAATGCCACTGATAGCTTTGCAGAATGTGGTATAAGCTCTTGGATTGATAGTCTGCACATTATTGTGCTTCTTGAAGATTTCCTCTCCATAGAGAAGACAGAAATTGATTGCTCTTGAATCTACGTTGTTAAACTCTGCCCATGAAGCCCAGTCTTCAACATTCAGTTTGAGATTGAAGTTAATGAACCTCGTCTTTTGAGCTGAGTCCAAAGAGGTTACACTAAACTCACCATCATCAGGATTTGATGTCAAGACAATAGTGGTATTCTTGGGTAGCTTCCAACCTACATACTGAGCTGTATTGATAAGCTCCATAGTAGCCTGCATAAAGAGGCTATTAGCTCTTGTGTAGTCATCCAATAGCAGAATACAGCCATTAGGATTCTCCTCAGAAGGAAGCCATGCAGGAGGAGCATAGCTCATACGAGTTTGATTAGTAACAGATACTCCTTGAGGTACTCTGTTAATCATACTCTCAGGCCACCACTTAGTTTTAGTAGTGCCATCCTTAGCTTTCCATTGTAGTTTTACTTCCTTCATAGGAAAACCACAAAGGTCACCAACTTCTTCAAGCTGACTCAGTGAAAGCTTACAGAAAGTCATGCCTCTCTCCTTTGCTACTTCTTCAACTACAGCAGTCTTACCAATACCTGCAGCACCTTCAATGCCTATAGCAATAGGAGTAAGACCTTTATTCTCTTGTAATTCTTTATTATTGTCTAACAAATAGTTAAACACACCAGTGAATTCACTGATTCTCATTTCACTTAGATTGCCCATTGTTGTTTGTTTTATTTTTACTTCTAAAAGGATAATAGGGAAACTTTTTCTGAAGAAGCTTAATACGTTTTCTTATACTATCCCCTTCATAAAGATAAATTCTTCCTGTCTTTTTACATTCCAATGTAATTCCATTTGCACATGAAGATATGGTGTAGCCACAAACTTTTTCTCGATAAGCAGCTACAATTACACTTTCATACATTTTAATTAGTTTTCCAGAAAAAGAATATACACATACTTTCCTGCCATACTCTTTTCTTGTTTTTTGAGGTATGTATTTCTTTCCAGCTTCTCTGCAAGAATCATAAGAAAGGACCCTATCAGGATTAACATTAATTATAATAGTTTGAGATTCCTCATTGTTCATAAGAATTTAATAAACATATTATTAGTTGAAGCACAGATACTATAAAAGCCACTAAATAGCATAGTCCTGATAGCATCAATGATATTGCAAGAAGCTTGTTTTCTCTGTATATTTCTTTTAGATACTTCATTTTACAACTCCAATCTCAAAGATGTTAATAAAGTCATCAGGATCACCATCTACTTTTTCATTGAAGTCATCTACTTCCTTTTGATTGGTAATCTTGCCATCACTATGTTCTGATAGCCATTTCCAGAGAGCTTCTTCCTCAATGAAATAATCGGAATAGTATTCACCATTGATACAAACATCAGCATAATACTTATCTTGAAAGTACTTTCCTTCAGCATCATTAGTAACATAGTAGCCCATACCAGGCTCCTCACAATACCAATAGACCTTAATATCAGGAAATTTCTCAAGAAGTACTTTATCAAAGTCAGTAACTCCCCAAGCTTCTTCAGCATCAAATCTTAGGACAGTATGCCCATCATCATCCCACCAAACCTGTTGGATAAATCCTCTCATACGCTTACCTGTACCATCAGGTTTCTTGTTTTCCCACTCTATATTAAGAGCTCTGAGAACATTGCCTTCCCAGCCTTCTGAAGAACCTTCTAAGACATCAGGATGATTGATGGCATACTCAATCTTCTCAAGGGTTTCTTTTGTACCCTCAATTACATATTGTGTCCATGCCCAATTTGCCATAATTAATCTTCTTTAATAAACAGTTTGTATTCACCTTCTACAGTGAAATCATCATAGACTTCTCTTGCATAGTCATCCCAAGAAGACAAAGGAGTATCTTGAATAATTCCTATGCATTCATAGGGATGACTATAGAGAATAATATTAGAACCAGTAAAAGACATTCTCATGAAGTTATAAGGACTTACACTACCATCTTCTTCACTTTCTATAAAGACTTCAGTAATCTTGTAGTACTCCAATGAGTCAAGAAATTCAACGAATTCCTCTGCATTAAGATATTTCTTCATAATTCTTTACCTAAAGATTTTAACCACTCTTTACTCACAAGGTATGTAGAGCTTCCAATACCTAAGTTATCATTAGGCTCTATGAGACTAGTATTCTCATCAAAGCCTTCCAAATCCATAAATGCCTGAATGTCAGGCCAGCCAATAATTTCAAAATCTTCCATGCTTAATTGTTGTTTTTGTTAATAAATACCTGGTGTAGTAACATACACTCTGTCTCCTACTTGATATTTAGAAGGTATTTTATCTATGAAATACAGTAGTAGTATTCCTGCAGAACACAAGTAATCTGAAGACACTAAATAATGATAAGTTAATTGATTACCTTTATCTACCAATATTGATATGCCGTTATTCTTAGCATAATTATAAATGTCTTCAACCTTCCTATAGCAATGTGAATCTTCAAGACCGTCTTTAATAGTCATAGAGTACTCACCTAAGTCTACTATTTTCATTGCTGTATTTCCTGAGGAATATGAATTGTCTTTCCAGGATAATCCTGATGCATACCATTAGAAGTTATAACCCATACCATGCCTGAAGGACTCTTCTTAGGAAGAGAGCATTCTCCATCTGTAAAATAGATGAGAGATGCATAATCCTTCTTATGCTTGATATACCATTCTACTGGTGGGTCAAATGAAGTTCCACCCCTGCCTACAATCTCAGGGATATGCTTACCATCATACTCTACTACCTTATTGATTCGAGTATCACACTCAAGAATAGTGACACGGGCTCCTGCCTTATAGATATACTCAATCTCTGAGAAGAAATCTTGAAGCTCCTTAGAAGATACAGAGCCTGAAGTATCAACAGCAACAAGAATACTAACCTTCTTCCTATGTTGAATACCTGCTGCTCCTTCAAATCTCTTGCTTTGCTTGCGTCTGGTGCTCTTAATATTCACATCATAGATACTTCCTAAGAGTCTTCTGAAATAAGCCTTCCAATTAAAGATTTCAGGCTTCTTCTTGCGAAGCTTCTCAATCATCTCTCTCAGCTCTCCAGGAATATTACCACATTGCTTCTCTACTTGTTCAGCAGTTCTTACTACAGCTGTCTGAATATTATTCTGTATAAGCTGCTGTGTGGCTTGTGGCGCATTTCTGAAGTCCTTCCATGTGTCATGAGTATCTACAGGATTAAAGGAATCCTTATATTCATCAGGATATTCCTCTTTTTCCTTTTTAATTCCGCTTTTTTCCTGATTTGATTCCGTTTTTTGATTTTCATCAGGATTTTCATTCCTCTCATTCCTGTTTTGAGGGCTTCCCATTCCTGTGGAGGAATCATTAGACTGTCCTCCTTGACCACCATTGCAGGGTTTCTGAGGATTTTGGGCTTGAGCTTGTTGTTTCTGAGTGAGAGCCTTATAGTACTCCTTAGTGCCTAAACCATCCTGCAAGCCTATCAGAGAGGCTTTAACAGCACTTTTAGGAAGATTCTCAATATAAGAGTTCACTTCCATATCAGCAGCTACATTGAAATGCTTTGGATCAGCAAAGAAGTCACTAATGAACATGTGCTGAAGGCAGATATGAGATAGCTCATGAGTAAGTAGTGCTATCTGCTCATCATCACTATGCTGAGCCCAGAAGTCAGGATTGATGAGCAACTCACAGTTGATTCCATCCTTTGCTACAGCAAGGGTAGGGATACTATTAGTTGTTCTCTTAGGCAAACTCAAGCAGAATAATCCATAGAAGGGGTTCTTTATGAGAAGTCTTTTAAAACATTTTTCAACTTCCATAGCTAATTGTTTGAATGTGTAATGTTTGTCTGAATAGAATCAATCCTCACATCTGTCTTATCCATCCTATTACTTATAATAATCACAGACAATGAAATGAAGATTGATAATGCAAAGAGGAATGCAAGAACAATATCTTGCAATTTAAACTTTCTCATACGATTTACTTTTAAGTTAATACTATTTTGCAGATGCTAGTTCAAATTTAGCACATGCTGGGGAATATCCCCATGTTAATACATACACTTTGTGAGAAGGATGCATGCAGTTTGATTGTCCTAATGCACCTACTGAATGGTAGGCACACTCTTTACAGATATAGCCTTTGTAATCCATACTAATCAAAGATTTCTATCAGAGCAGTATCAATCTGCTCCTTTATCATCTTTTTACTTCTTTCAAGACAATACTTGCAGTTGCCTTTGTGAGCAAGTTTATAAGAAGAAGTACAAATATACTCACAAGAATCAATAACTATTAATTCATAAGTATAGCCTTTCTCATCAGTTGCATAATTCTTGTCATTGTTTGTACTTTCTTTGCACCCCATCATCATAATGGCGAGAAGTGCTAACAATAGTAGTTTCTTCATATTAAATCAAATTTTTAAGACAATACTTTAACGCTGCTTCAACCGCTTTCTCGTAGGTTTTATAACCTGCATAAGATTCAGATAATATATTTGGGTCTAAAGTACTACCTCTATTTATCAAGTCGTAGCATTGCCAATTAAAATCTAAATCATCATTGTTAATTGCGATAAATATTCCATGCACTTCTCTCAGCCACTTCATTGCCTTTTGATGAGTGACTTTCAAAACTGGCTTTTCATCATCTCTTAAACATAACTTGTTAAGTTCTGTACAAGGCTCATCAAATCCTTTCTCTTTGAGCAGCTTTGCTACCTCGTAAGAGCAATAATCCTCAATAATCATTTCTTGTACTTTTTATCAACTTCTTGTAACATAACCATTAGTTCCATCTTTGCCTTGTCTAAACACTCTCGGCAATATGGATAAGAGGGTATATCAGGGTCACAAACAGGCCAGAAAGCTACTGCTTGTTTGCCGCATTCCACGCATTTACACTCTGATGCTTTCATAATCACAAAAGTTTTTATTTATATAAATCTCAATATAATCCACTTTCTTTTTTAACTTTTTCAACCATATCTAAAAATACCATAGTGTCTACAAACCCACCTATAGGAATACCACGATTTATAGAATCATACAATCGTCCAATTTCTTCTCCTGCTTCTTCACCAAACTCTTTAGAATATTTGTCTATGCAGGCTTGCCGTAAATCAAAATTTCTACGTTTCCACCATTTTATAATTTTATTCATAATCACAAAATATTATTCAATTCTAAGTTCAATTATATCAGTTATTTCTTCATCACTCCAATCATATTCATCCCATCCATAATGTCTGAGATTTGCTGTAAAACTATGTCCATTAACTTCAATTGAACGGAGTTTGTCACTATCAAACTCACCTAAAGTTCCGTCAGATTTTCTATATTGTATCATACTCACAACATTTTAAGTTCATGTAATTTTTCAATCATATCCACACAAGCATCAACTGGATTATTATAATATTCACTTGTGATAGCTGTAAATACTATATAAGATTGACATGCCCATCCTTGTGGTGTCTTAAACAAAATTCCACGTTCTAAAACATCCATTAATGATGCAAGACTCCAACAAGGAGTATCATAGTCTAAATCCATTGCCTTGTGGCTACCAATTCTTAAATCTTCACCACACCAATAATACATATCCGCACTTTCAATCGGCAAAAATTCTGCCAACTTTTTACTCTGGTTTAAGTCAGTAAATGATTTCATAATTTACTCTTTATACTTGTTGTTTTTATACCTGTTGCATAATACCTTTTAATAGTATCTATATTCACATAATATTTCCCATTATTATCTTGTGATAAGTTAATATCTGTAATACAAGTAGTATTATTGATATAAATGGGAATGTCGGCAGAAAATATTTGTCTGCCTATTAATGTGGCTTTGTCAACTAATTGGCTTAGTGTCATAGCTTATTCCTCCATACACATATTGAGCAGTTTTTATGGCCAGGGGTGCAATAGTAACACTCGTTGACAGTGTTTGCCCTTATGTCTTCTAAGTTTCTATTAAGTTTCATTGTTAAATAAAATCTATCGGTTCAAACATTTTTAATATATCAGTCAATACCCATGCCTTGCCAAGGTAAAACATCATGCGAGGTTCATCGTCCTTATAAAAGCTGAATTTATCAGCCACTTTACAATAATGGTCACGAGCCTCTTTTAATTCTTGTTTTGTAATGGTTATGGAATCACCATCAATCTTGTAGTTCTGATTCTCCTTTTAGTTTTTTTAAATCATTATATAGTTCAATCAATGCTTGCCCTTGTCCTGCGTAGGATATATTTCCTGTAAGATTCATGTCATGGAGTGCTTTCATCTGCTTCTCACTTGGCTTCCAAGCATACCTTTGTTTGAGGAATTTGAGCCATTTTTCAGAACTATCAGCCATTTGTATATGTGTTTCATTGAATCCGTTTTTCCTATATGCCTCAATAATCCACATAATATCGTTTATAGCTTTATCATCCTCTTCATTCCAATTAGAGGATTTCTGTTTTTGCCTTTCAAGCCAAGCAATCATGTCTCTAATTGAATGCTCTCCTCTTGGGGCACAATCTTTCCTGCCATCAAGCCAATCAAGATAAATGGATATTGCTTTCCTTATCTCCTCGTCCTTATTCTCCGTGAGTTCGGGGAAAATAGATACAATGTCTTGTAGAAAAGTCTTACCGTTATAAGATAAGTTCTCCCAATTAGGCATCATACCTCTTAATTTCCGAATAGCCTCATCATAGGCTTTTGCTTTTTGTTCTTGTGTCATAACTTATCTTCCTATTCTTTCTTTGATGGATTTGAGCCAAGATTCGGCATTTTCAAAGTCCTTGACAGTAGTTTCTCTTCCATAAGACTCAAATTCTTCTGGGGCATCTAACTTAGCATCTCGAAGAGCAATTCGAATTGTAGATATATTTTTCTCATCCTCTTCACTCCACTCATCAGACTTCGGCTCACCTTGCTTTTCAAGCCAAGCAAGTATTTCTCCGCAAGTAATATCAGGATGAATCCATGTTGGGAAAAGGCTGTGGAAATAACCATATAACCACTTTCTTACTTTTTCGTCTTGGGACTCTGCAAGTTCAGGCACATTATCATTCACCCAATTCTGAATGCCTTCATCAGATTGGTTTGTTTCTTGCAACACCTTAATTGCGTTGACAAGTTTGTTGTATTTGTCTTTGTAGTCCATAATTTTACCATTTAAATATTTCTTTATCTTCATTAATCACATTTATTGCCTCATTGACTAATCTCCACGCCTTGCTCCACATTTTATTTCCTCCAGCATCATTGCAAACAGTCTGATGTTCCATACGTAGATGTAATGCTTTCAGTTCTTGTAGAATTGCATTTTGCTCTACAATCATTGCTTCTTTGTATTTCTGTTCGTAGTCCATAATTCTAATCTTTTGATGTTGATGTTGTTGTTGATGTAGTATATATTCCACCACTACTTTGATGTGGGCAGTTTATACAATCATGAAATGGGTTGGTGCATGGGCCTCCTTCATAGCATGAAGGGCGATAAGTTCCAATAGAAATAGGAATAACTGGTTTTGAATCCCTTTCTGCCAGGAGTTCTGCCAGCCTCTCTTTAGAAAGTTTCATGTAATCTTCTTTCGTCATAAAAGTTTATCATTAGCTTTACAAATTAAATCATAGCAATCTCTGAGTTTCTTATACTCTTCTTCAGGAATATTCTCTTCTCCATACATTATATCATCTAGTTTCTCACGGAGATTATAAATCATTCCTCTAACTTGATGTTTTTTGGTTTCTAAAGGTGTCATAATTAGTCTTGTTTTGTTAATCGTTCTAATATATCTCTTGCATTAGAGATATAGTCATGTGCTTCCCTGATAGAGTTATACTCTTTGTCTGTGAGAGTATCGTCTTCATCCATAGCTTTACTTAATAGCCAATTGCAAAGAGCCAATCTTAGATTAGCCATATTTAATCTAAGTTTACCTTCAGTTAATTTCATGCCATACTAAGTTTAATAGCTAAGTCATTAACACCTCTTGCATGTAGATGCTCTTTAAGCTCATTAACTACTGAATTACTTTGAAGTCTGAGAAGCTTTTTGATAGTCTCAGGATTACCTCCTCTATAGAGGTCTAATGAATTCATTGCTTGTTGTGTCATTGTTGTTTCTTTTTTAATTGTTCTCTTTTATATTCTGCAATATAGCGGGTAGCTTGTACTTTCTCTCTACCCCCTCTATTCCAGTACCAATCTCTCCAATATTCTCTTGGATTAGTCTTCCAAAGAGGCTCTGCGGTGCTACCCATTACTTCAACACCTCATTATGAATAGTTATATTACCTTTTGAGAACATCCACTGACAATCATTGGCATTATGTCCAAGAGAGTCTAAGAGTTCATCCATATCAGGCTCATTCTCATATTCTACAGGATAAATATCTACTTCTCCTGTGCAAAAATCAAGAATTGTTAATGTTTCCATACTCTTACTTATTTAGGAATAAATAGCACCTCTCACATAGGTTGCGGTAGGTATAATACTCATAGTGTGATAGTTTTTTGCCACACATATCACAGTAATGCTCATTCTCTACTATCATGATTCCTCAATGTATTCAGTTTCATCCTCTATCCATCCAGAGCACTCTTCTATAAGCCAGTCAGTGTACATTTCAGACTTAAAGAAAACACCTTTTGCTTTCTGCTCCTCAAGGAACTGCTTGAAAAGTTCTATTAGCTGGTCAGGAGTATGATAATCATTATCATGATACTCGTCTCTCCAACAAGTGTCAGAAGTGTCTGCCCACTCATCATGCCAACCCACACCATCTTCAAATCCTTCATCTACACAAGGAGTATAGTTGTCAGTGAGGACTGATACTGTCTTACTAAGAGATTGAGAACAAGTAACATTAAACTCTCTTTGAGGAATTTCTACCTCATTCCAAGGAGCATTAGAACTAAACTCTGCTCCAGGAGGATACCATCCACTTTCAATCATATAAAATCAAGCATTAAAAAGTTAGGATTATCAATATAATTAGCATAGCTTGTAGCATTGTGAGTAGTTGCATATAGCCAAGGCCATAAGTCATCAAGCTTAGCATACCACTTATTCTTGTTATTACCAAACATTGAAGTAGTACTGGAATATTTATGGATGATTACTGGTGTTGGATCACTGAAGTTATAGACTTTCTTTTCATCAAACTTCCTTGTACCACCAATGAAGAGCAGATTACCAAAGGAATACTCAAGCTTCTTGCAGAAATCCTTGAAGTTATCTTCCTGATAGTTTTGCATCTTATTTTCTTCCTCAATATTCTGCTCAAGCATTACTCTCACATAGATAGGGCCAGTAGTAATCACCTTAGTATCCAAGAAGCTTAAATCATCAAAGAGTTTGTTCTCAGACACCTTGAATATCATCCAGCCATGTTTCACTAGGATATTCCCAGCAGGTGAGAAATAAACCCTAAGGTCAAACATTCTCACTCTGCTGTAGAATTGCATCCTAATATCTTTGTTTTGGCATTTAGCCATAAATCTTACAGGCCATAAGTACCACTTCTGAGGTGGTGCATAAGACCATGAGTTATGAGATGCAAGAATCATTCTCTATTTATTAAAAATAGTACTTAATTAAATTGCATTAAATTCCCATAGTTGCTTTATAATCTTCTATAAGAGCTTTCGTGTCTTTACATTCTATTTCTCCTTTAGATAGCTTGTCATAAAGCCAATTAATAGTATGGTACATAATTTTATACACCTTTTTTATTTGGACTCCAAATAGGTAGCCAGTAGTACCATGAGAATTTTGTACCCATTTTAAGTTGCTTGCTGCATTGTTTTCAAAATTACCATCTATATGCTTAACAACATTATAGTTGTTTGGATTATCAACAAAGTGCAAAGCAACTAATCTAGACACGTAATAATTTCTTTGTTTTCCATTATCTCTTAAAGAAACAGAAACACATTTGCGATTTTTGCTTCTATCTACTAAAACCTTTACAGGTCTATAACTTACTTCTATGCCATCTACCAAATGAATCTTTCTAATATTTCCCATATTACTGACTTGGTATTTGCTGCGCTTTCCTTGCATAGGTAAGTCTTTCCATATTTCTTTTGTCATTTATCACATCTTTCTAATTCTAAAAATTTACTAAGATTCCATATAGCCTTTTCAATATCTTCAAGACCATTCTTAGAGTCACTTCGCCAATTGTACTTAAATGCATTAAGCTTGCACCAAATAGCTACTTCTACATCACCAAAGGCAGCTCTCATAGCATCTATGCACTCTATCTGCACAGATGATTTTGACTGATAATGAGAAGGATGATTCACATTGTCCTTATTAGGATACTTAGTAGGATTGTTAACATCAAGATGTTCAAATACAATCTTCTTTATTTCTTCGTTTGTCATTTTGTAAGCTCTTTAGGTAATTAAGCAAATGTACCAACACTTTCTTCCTTACACTTTGCTGTGATGTAGTTAATACGAGTACTCTGAAGCTTCTCAAGAATCTCCTTAGTAGTCCAATCCTTCTCAATGGGAACCAATGGTACTCCATTGTAAGCAATATAGAGGCTATCAATGAAGTCAGCTACATAAATTAGCTCTTCAGCCTGTCTCTTGATTTCATTCTGCTTGGCAGTCTGATGCCTTTCTCTGATAGTTCTAATAAACTCCATAACCACCTCTCTTCCTTCTTGATAAGATAAGTTCATACTCTGTGAATACTTTCTCAGGATTTCCTACAACGGAATAGTACTTCACCTTATTGACTGTTGCCACATAGGTTACTGCGAATCTCCGTCCAGAGGAAAATACTTTTACATTTTGACTTGATTCCATGATTGTTGTTATTTAATTTCAATATTCTTTATTGAGGGGAATGATTGTATGTACTCAATGAATCTCCTTAGGTTTACAGTATTGCTATCATTGCATCTGTCAATAGCACTGAGAAGAAGAGTTTGAAATAAATCACACATATCTGAGTAGGACTCTTGGTAATCATAATCTTCTTGATTAATGAATCCTCTGAGTTCTCCAGATGCCTTGAAGAATGCCTTCCATGCTAACTTCTTCTTAAATTGCAGGGGTGGGGCTTCAGCCTTCTTTCTGTAGTCATCAATGTCAGCAATGAGACACTCACAAATATCAGGCAGCATATAAAGCAGTAGCAGCCTAACATCTGCCTGATACATATTATCAATCTTCTGAATTTCCTTCTCCATCTTCTTTCCTAAACTCTGAATTACAAGCATAGATGCCTGTTCTAATTCCTACCATAACAGATGCTGCCTTTGCAAACTTCTCCATCCTCTTGAGTTGGCTATAGAGGTTTCTCTTTGCCTTAATGAGAGTGCGCCCTATACCTACTACTTCATAGATACTTTGCTTTGCTGTGACTCTCCATGTAACTTCTTCAGGATTCTCAGGATAAGGCATACAAACTGTTTCAATAGTAATGGTGTAAGCACTATCATTCTTGTGGGGCTCTGCAGGAGTCTTCTCTTCGGGTTTAGGAGAATCAATATCTACTACTTCTACAAGAGGTTGCTCCATAGGAGTTTCTTCCTTAGGTTCAGATTTAAATAATTGAAATAAGTTCATGTTTTTAAATTAATGTTGCCAATGAGTTGAAATATCAGGTGTTGCAGGAATAGGTAGTTTAGTACATATTAGAGCTGCAGCATCTTCCATACACTTAGATTGCATGAGAGGAATATCAGGATGTCCTTCAGGATAAATGATATTTGATTCATCATGAACCAATGCAGCTAATTCCACTACTCCAAAGTAGCCTTTCTCTACAAGCCATTTGAAGAAGTTAGTCATAGCTATCTTTAGAATCACTATTCCTGAGCCTTGTGTAGGTGCATTAAGTGCCATTCTATCATACTTTGAAGCTGCCTTGAAGTGCATAGACACCATTCTTGCAATAGTATCTCCAGTGCCTTTGTGCTTAGTCCTGTATTCTTCCCAAAACTCCTGGGTAAAAGACTTTTGCCTTTCAAGCCATTCCTTGTGATCCCACCAATACATTTTATGCCCTGAGTATTTGCACATAACAATATAGCCATTCTTCCTCACAAACTGAGAACCTTTGGCTTTAAAGTCAGCAATACCCTTGAAACCATCCCAATAATCATTGGCAATCTGTTCTGCTTCTTCAATAGAGCATCCCAGAGCACCTTGAATAGCATAGGGAGAGCCTCCAAATTGCATAGCAAACTCAGGGCCTTTAGCTTTTTTTCTTAGGTCAGGTCTTTTCTTCTTAATGTCTTTTACATCTATTCCTTCAAGCTCTTTAGGAAAGCAGAATTTAGCTACAAGAGAATGAATATCACCACTACCATGAAGATACTCATTAATCATCTCTTGCTCATTATAAATATCTGCTCCTAATCTACTCTCAAGAGCTGAATAGTCACAAGAAGACCACAGATAGCCCTTAGGTGCTGTAAAGCAAGCTCTTGTTTCCTCATCACTGGGGAGCTGCTGCATATTAGGATAGGTGCAATCCTTAGGGCTGATGTGCTTGTATTTAGCCAAATCCTCATTAGGTTGTTGACTACCACAAGACATTCTACCTGATGCTGCTCCTAATTGACGATATACTGTATGTATTCTATCAGTCTTAGGATTAACAGCATTCAGATGACCTTGCCCAAAGGAAGTAACCACCTTGAAATGCTCTTGATAGTCAAAGTATAGCTTGAGGAATTCATCACAGATGCCCTTCTGAGCCTTCAGGTGCTTCTCAAGAACAGAATCCTTGTCTTCACCTGTCTTCTTATCTTTCACCTGTGTATCAAAGCCTAAATCCTTTGCAAGCTTTACTACCTGCTGAGAGCTTGACCAATTGATAGTACACTTAGGAGTCAGATTAAAGCCTTCAAAGAGGTCACCTTGCCTATTGACAAATGTATAAGCAGATAGAGTAGGGTTATTAACCACAAAGTCATCAAGCGCTTGTTTACTCTCATTGAGGAGCTTTTCATCCTTCTGCATCTTTGCTTTCCATTTCTCTTGGTCAAGATGAATACCACACCATTCAAGATATGCAATCACAGGAACAAAGTCACATTCAATCTTAGCAGCCTTAAGGAGCTCTTGCCTCTTGAGGTCTTCCACTTGAGAATGTAGAATTCTCTCAAGATAAGTAACATCTCCTGCTGCATACATAATAACATCTTTATCAAGACCTCTCCAAATGATTTCACCTCTTACAGTTTTATCAATGTTAATGCCTAGCCTTCTCCATGCAATCTCTTTGAGTGAATAGGAGATTTGACCTGCTGGATAACCAAGATGCAGCAATTGCTCCACAATCATAGTATCATATATCTTACGAGGTATGATTTTATAGTTGTAGAAGAACTGCAAATCAAACTTGGCATTCTGAAACACAAGCAGAGTAGACTCAAGGATATCCTTATAGAGAAGGATATTAACTGTAGATGTATCTACTACAATTCTTGCATCAGCAGCATCATTGCCAAACTGCACACAGAGGAAATCACATAGATGAGCATCTCTACCTGATGTCTCAGAGTCTACCTGAATGATTTTCCACTCCTTCATCATCTCAAGAGATTTCTGAGCTGTGATAATGGTGTAGTCATCATCAGGAAAGAGTTCCCTGTGTTGTGTTACAAGATAAATCATAATACAGACAATCTATGGTTTTTGAAATCTATATTACACTCATTATTATGAAAGAAAGAAGAACCAAGCAATCCATGTAAAGTAATGCCATGCATCTTTTGAAAATTGCCAAAGTCTTCAACATTCTGCAGATAGAAATCCTCAGTGACTTGCTTCTTACCAATATTGAAGTCTACAGTGATAGCTTTTGCATCAACTTTGTCTTCAGTCAGAGCTGAAAGAGAAATAGCCTTATTTGAGTTTCTGAAGAGCAGTTCACAGTTAGACAATGTAGGCATATTCAGCAGAGATACAGCGCATCCAGTGTCAACAACCATATTTAGAATATTTCCCTGAATGTCAATCTTCACATAAGGAATCTCAGTTGCTTCAAAGTTCTGAAAACTATAATGCTTGCTTCTTGCTGTAACTGTGAACACTGCTACTAAGAACAGTGCCCACAGAGTAATAAGAATGTTGGTAATCATAGGCCAGTACTTCCAAGACCACCACGAATTTCATTTTCAAGGCTCTCAACCTCTACAAACTCAATTCCTGATGTAAACAACCACTTCAGTTTCTGCCACAATGTAGCCTTTTGGCTAAGCTGAATTCTGAATTGGCAAATGCGAGTATTCAATGCAACAGATGTCTTACGCAGAGAAACTGCAGGGAACATCCACTCATCCTTATCAGAGCAATAGGTGTTATCAATCACACCAATGCCATTAGCCTGCATTACTCCAATCTTCTTGGGTGCAGAGCTTCTTGCTGCCATGATTGCCTCAAAGCCCTTAGGAAGTTGCATAGCAATACCAAGAGGAATATAAGTTACCTCTGCTACTACATCACGATGCTTCACATCATGTCCTTTCAGAGTTCCTGCCTGAGGAGCATTAAGGACTACTTCCTTTGAGGTTGAGAGGTCTACCCAATCACCCTTCTTAATTACCTTAGGGAATGGCACTAGGAAAGCACCTTCCTCATTCTTGATTCTCTTAACTTTAATCTTCAATTTCATTTTGATTTGTTATTTGTAGATTTAACTTCGAGTTCACCATCATCCCCATACTTGCTTACCTTAGGCTTTCGAGGATGTGTGCGAGTATATTTCCAAATATCTGTGTTCTTACAAACCACTATAAGCCCTTGATTCACCTTATAGTTCTCAATGTCAGGAATCAATGTAAACTCACAATGTCCTACAGTACATAGATATGGTAGGGAATATACCTTCTGAGGAGTAAGGTCTACTCTCTTGCCATTAGACACTATAGTGCCTCCTTCCATCTTCAAGCCCAGCAGGAGTATAGAATAAGTTTCCTTATCTCCCATTACTACTATGGTCTTTGTGGCAACAATAAGCAATTCTCCCCAATTATTATCGGGACTCATGTTATAGAGGATGTCTCCCTCACGAAGAGCCTTACAGAAGGAATGGTATTCCACCAATGTTTCCTCACTGTTTAGGACTCTTTTCTTCATAAATCTCTTGCGTGACATTTGTTTAGCCATTCAGAAATGTTATTCATGCCCTTCACCTTAATTCCTTCAGGCACAGAAGGCTTATCCTGAAGATAGTGATAGAGTTCCTTGCCTATGACCTCAGGATCACGCATGACTATATCACCATAAGTGAGTTCTCCTACAGCTTTAGTCTTATCAAACAGCCATACAAGAGGATTAGGATTATCAATGTTATTGACTACAATAAATCTAAAGTCTTCAAGCTTGAAGTCCTTATAGTAGTCATCCTTATCCATTGCACTCCTGATTAGCCTCCAATACAATCTTGCTTGACATTGATACTGCCATTGGACAAAAGATTTATAGAAGTCATATTCTCTATGACCACTTGTCTTGAGGTCACAAGGATAGACAATCTTCTTCTCATGGTTGACAATCAACAAGTCTGCCATTCCTCTATAAGGCACACCATCAAAGGTATCCTTGAACTTGAGCTGATAATATCTCTCAATGTTATCAAAGGGATTGTCTTCACAGAAATAGTCATGAGTCTGAGGAGAGTTCTTCAGTGCCCATACACAAGCAAACACTTTGTTATAGACATCCTGAGTAACTATCTTCTTATCACCAGCCATAAACATAGTCTGATAATATTGCTGTCCCTTCTCACGAACTACTTTACATCTTGTTTCAGGCTTCCATCTTTGCTGATATTCAGCTTGAGAGATAATAGGCATCAGGCAAGAGTCAGGAATATCATTGATGTTGGTGTATGAGTTCTTATAGAGCTTGAATACTTCCTCTACTATAGGCTTTATGGCAGGTTCCATTGAAGGAATATCACTGACAATGTATTGGTCTTGAAAGGCTTTCTCACCATCAGTAATAAGACAGTCTACCATGCTGCCAAATCTAAGGGAAGGAGTATCAATAACCTCAAAGAGCTTATCCAGCCCCTCAAAGCCAGTCTTCTCAAACTTAGTAAGAGTAGACTGAGAGAGTGCTGGGTCAGCCCTATAGGTAGGCTCATCAACCAACCAACTGATTTCTGATAGTTTCTTCATTTCTAATTGTCTTTAGCAACTCTATTGACATAGAGCTTTCTGATAATCTTAATGATTTCAACAGGAGCAGAAAGAGCCCACATCTTCTCTTCAAATGCCTGGCAGCCTTCACCGTTATGGTCTGCCTTCCATTTCTCATTGTTCTTATTCAGGCTGTTGAACTCCTTCAGCATTACCTCTTTATAAGGGGTGAGAAGTACTTCAAATTCATTTGCAAACTGCTCCAGTGTCTTAGTGACATCCTGGAATCCACTGGGGTTGTTGTTATTGTTGCTTCTGTTAAAAGCGTAGTTTCCGAAGTTACTCATGTTAATCTTTAATTTCGTTAATAATTTCTATAGCTTGTAATAGTTGTTTTTTTGAATAAATTTCAAAGTAAATGCTCTCAGGATGGTCTTCAAGCCAAGCTCTGAATAGTTTCTTCTTAATAGGAAATGTGTCATTGATAAACCCTTTGACTTCAATGATGATAGTGTGCCCTTGATGCTCAAACATAAAGTCTGGAGTGTATGTCACATCTATCAGCTTCTTCATCTGAAGCTTCAGTAGCTTTGTAGCACTGTTTTTGTCATAAAAGGGTATTGTAGGCTTAAATCCTTTGAATATTACTATCTTTTCAGGCTCATACTTCACAGGAAATCCTTTATCCTTAAGTGTTGAGTAGACCATCTTCTCAAGTTTACTCTTGAATTGAATGCCATCATACTCCAAGGTAGTAGCATTCTTAATTTTCTTGTTCACTTTCTACATAGCTTGTTCCTTTTGCTAAATCTGTAATCCACTGTGCCAACTTGAGTAATTCTCCTTGAGAGAGGATATTATCAATGTAGCAAGTCATTACAGTCTTGTAAATCCATTCTACCATATTAGAATAATGGCTTGAGTGTTTCAATAAACTTTTCTCTACCTTGGGATTTGAAGAAATCAGATATATCTTTACCACCCTCAAAGAGAGGCAGTACTATGTTTTGAAATCCCGTTTGAGCAGAGAAGTTTTCAGCATCACGCAATCCAGGGGCATCATTATCAAAGCATACATAGATGTGCTTATATCTTGACTTCAGTACATTCTGAGCTGTCTCAGACATTCCTGTAGTCTCTGACTGCACATAGACACATGGTATGTGAATATTAGCCCATAGGCATAATGCATCCTTTAGAGAAGAACAGATGACTAACTTGTCACCCTTCTGAGGTATCTTAGTCCATAAGCCAACCACAGAGCCATCATTCTTGTTAGACCACTTGTAGAGCTTTGAAAATGGCTGATAGACTTTCAGTGTGACCTTTTCTTCCTTGCGTTCAACAAAACAATAGGCATATTTTGCTGCTGGAAAGACATAGCGTTTATCATCCTTATACACTATCTTATGAGAAATAGGGTAGACCTCGGCATATTTAAGCCACTGAAGAGAGATTCCAAATGATTCCCAATAGTCAATATCATGCTTTTCCCAATCTCTTATCTTAACCTTTATATCTGAGGGTGTGCGAGTGGAAAATTTTTTACCCATAAAGGGCGTGGCACAGAAATCAACTTCAGTCTTGTTAGTCTTAAAATACCTATCTCTTCCTATCTTTCTAATCACCTCAGGGAATGAGAGATTGAAGCACTTCTGCATAAGAGTATAGATGTCTCCACGCTCTCCAGTTGCAAAATCTATGTACTTCACTCTCTTCCCATCTGGTGAATAAATACTGAATGACGGATGATTATCCTTCCTTAATGGTGAGTTGATAAGCACAGGAAGTGAGGTGATATTGAAATAATGGGTAAGAATATCCCCTTGGGATACTCTATCCATTATCTCTTTTACACTTTCACTACTATTAGCTTTCACCATAAGTCAGGGGAACTAAGCTACATCTGCAAAGGGGTCATCACTTGGGGCTGAATCACTAAAAGGGAGGTCATCATCAGGAAGAGCAGCTCCTGCAGCAAATGGGTCTTCAACAGGAGCAGGCTTACTGAGGTCAGTCTCCTTCACATTGGCATTATACTCATGGATATTGGTAATCATGCCTACGGGATCATCAGAGAAGATAGTGTCCTTCAATGCACCCATGCTCTTCCTATTCTCAATATCATCCTTGAGAATGGTATATGAGTTAGAACCATTTCTCAGAGTAATACGAGTATAAGCAGCACCATGCTGTCTGCCATCATTATCAGTCCTCACACCAAGAAGAACCTTGACCCTATTGGTAGGAATCAGCTTGCAATACTCCTTCAACTCAGAGATATCATTCTTGAAGTAATTCTGAATCTTGTCAAGCTGCTGTCCCTCACAATCAGCAGGATTAGGATTGGTAATCCATTCTCCTGTGTTCTTGTTATAGGTGTCAATAGGAGTAGTGTTGAGATAGTTGAGAATGAACTGAGTCAGCTCTTCCTCACCACGCAGCAAGGGCTTATAGTTCTTATCAAGCCTTGCAGGGCCATTCTTATAGACAGGAATCTGATGGTTCTTAGCCTGCTCCACAGGAACCCATGCAGTTCTGCCATAAGTATCCTCTACATGGATTTTAGTCTTATCCTTGTTAAACTCATAGCGATTCTCAATGAAGAAGCTCACAGTAGTCTTCAGAGGCTCTGTAAGAGCAGCATTGGTCTTATTGGGCTTACCATCCTCATAAGTGGGGTCTGCCTGCAGCATGAAGGTAATTCTCATGCTCTTATAGGGCTTACCTTCATCATCAGTCTTGTCAGTAATATACTGAGGGTCATTCTGCACATCCCTACCATAGAACTTTGAGAGCTCTTCCTTAGTAGGGTTAACACCAAGTACACGGAAACTGCCTACACCAATGTACTGCTTGAATTCACCACCTCCAGTGCTGGAGGCATTTGCTTTAATTGCCATAATATCAGTTATTTAAAAAATTAGAACCATTCATCGTTATCATCTGCTGCTGCCTGCTCATCATACTCTGTGGGAGCAGGATTTTCCTCTACTTCCTCAGTGAAAGGATTCTCTTCTACTTCCTTGGCTTCCTCATTAGCAGGCTCATCAAAATCCTTCTCCTCTAACACAGGAACAACAGTCTCAGGATACTTGAGAGTATAGCGAGTCTGAAGAATCTCCTTGCCATTCTGGTCAAGCTTACCAGTCTTCACAACCTCACGATTTACAAGGTCTTCAGTGGTATATCCACCAGTGATGTGCTTCACAGTAGCATTCATTGAGTCAATGATTGCCTGATAGCCAGCCTTCTCAGCTTCAAGCTTGGCAACCTTCTCCTCAACACGTTTTCTAATCATCTCTTCTACCTTCTCATGAATCTCCTTGATTTTCTCGTCAACCTTGTTCTTCTTGTTCACATAAGGAGTTACATTCTTAGCAATAGTCTTGATACTGCTGATTTCGATTTTACTAAATCTCTTTTCCATTGTTTTTGTTTTGATTAGTTAATATTGTTGCTTTGATAGGGTTTATTCTCCATAGTATTCCTTCATCTTATCCAACACAAGCTGAAGAGAATTGGGAATGAAATCTTCCTCAAACATCTCTGCAGGAGACTTTGCAGGAATCTCAATGCCATTCACCTTCATAGGATGAGTATAGAAGCCAAACTCAGGTCTTCCCTTGTCATCATACTTAGGCTGTGCAAAAAGAGTGATAGAAACTGACTCAAGAGGATTATACATCTTATCAAGAAGTTTACCTACAGTTGAAGCCTTGTAACCAATGACAGAGCCATCTGCTTCTACAGTTTCTGTGTGTAGCATCATAAAGACAGTAATATCATTTCTGAGACTATTACCATCTGCAATGATTCTCCTGAAGTGATCAGCTAATTCGTTGTACTTATCAAAGCCCCTCTCATTGCTTCTATCAAAGAATTCTGTACGCATAATATAGATAGCATCATCAATGACAATGTTATGAATATTAGGCATGTTCTTAGAGATGGATTGCATCATTGATGAGATACTATCCCACTTGGCAGATTGAATGAGGTTTTTCTTTTCCCTGGTGTAGTTAGCACGGGAACCCTTGAATGGCAAATCCTTACCCAAGACATTGAGAATGACTGTCTCTTGGGGATTAAGGGTCTTAATACTGGTAGACTTGCCTGTACCAGAAGACCCTAACACAATAACTAAATTGCTCATTGTTGTTAGAATTTTGATTTAATAATGTTTCTTATATCCTTGAACAGAAAGAGAGCTGTCTTTTTCTGTTGAGGATTCTTGAGAGATTTACAATACTGATATATCTTATCCATAGCCACTTTGTCATCAGGTTTAGGAAGCTCCTTGAAATCACATACAGCACCATCAAACCATAGTGGGAGAAGACCACCCATTTCTCCATTTCGGTTAACAATCACCTCCAGGAATCTAATATGGTCTTTGAGCTGTGTGATGTCATAACCAAAGTATTCGGTTATTCCAAATCTCTGAGGAGAGAAAAGTCCTAAGACAATATCAGCATCTCTTGATACATATTTACTATCACCCAAGCCCGCTACTGAAGGTCTCACTCTGCCAAGCTTGAATGCTTCATTACCTTCAGACTCAAATGCCTGCTGTTGAATAAGCACAGGAGAATAGTGGTATCTATTGCGAAGATATTTAGCACAATACTCTGAAAGCTTATCAATGGAGTTCTTGAGATTCATCCCCCTTTCAGTATCTATGAGATTCACAGTATCAATGATGATAATGCGATATTCATCAGGATTATCCTGCTCATAGTAATCAAAGGCTTCAACCTCTTGCATTACTCCAAACTCATCCTTAATCTTGATAGTCTTCTTATGCACTGTGCCATGCTCTTCAGCATATTGCTTACAATACTTATAAATACCTGTAGGATTAGCAGCCTCATTGGGGAAGATGATGTGCTCCTCAAAATAGTTGAGAAGGTCTGCAATATCAAACTGCCTTAATCTATCTACAACAGCATCATCAAGAGCTTGAGTAGTAGACCTGAGTTCCTTAGGACTTATTCTCATCTGCCCTTTACTAAAGTGATGAAGCAGCCAAGACATAAATCTTTGCATAATTCTCTCTTTAGTTTCCTCAAGAGGGAAATAGATAATCTTGAAGTCTGCTTTCTCCTTAGCAAAGTAATTATACATGATAGTCCTATAGATAAATGTGTATGAGACAAACTGACTTTTACCGCCTTTAGTGAACGAGGTAATACAGTACATAGTATCCTGCTCTACACCACAGAAATCATTTACAAACCTCTTGAATGGAGTGGGGATACAGTTAATACCACCATCTTCAACTCTCTTCTTCTTTGCTTCAATGTCTTGCATTGTCTTACTATACAATTCTCCCATAGCTGTACCTGTTATTTAAGTTCTACATCCCACTCTACATGTGTAGGTGTGCTTTCTTCAGTATTATCAAGATAACTTGCCAACTGAGACTGCTTTTCTACTTCTCCTACCATTCTACCATCTACAAGCTCTCCACCTGTAACCTTATTCTTCCAAATAAAGTACTTGAGGAGCTGCATATACTGATAGCTACCATTGAATGAAGCCACATACCTCTTGGTTGCATCAATGATTTCCTCATCAGTATAATTGCCGTATTTGAGAGTGAACTTCTTCAGCCTGTCAGCAATGCAAGATGTAGAATCTCTCCATGTGTATGCATATCCAGGTTTCTTTCCTTCAGGGAATAATGCCCTAAGCTTATTAGCAAGCTCCTTGAAGTGCTCTTCTGATGGTGGAGTAGCACCTATAGAGCTATCAGCCATAATAGACTCTACAAGGAATTCTCCATCCTGACTAAGCTCTACATAGTGAGGAAATAGATTATTCCTGTCATAAGGAGCATTGAACTTGAGATAGTTCTGCTGTCTTGCTTTCTCAAAAGTGTCTCTTGTGATAGGAGAGCCTGCAGCAAAGGAAAGCAGATATAGCATGGTATCTATATCTCTGCCATTCTTCTTGCAGGCTTCAGTGTCAAATGTAATTTTCATCTTTGAGGGTAATTAAATCGTTAATACTTATATGTTTTACATACTTTGCCTCAATATTCTCAAGAGCACCCCTCAGATAATTCTCATCCTGTGTATCCTTGAAATAGAAGATATATGTAACAGGGTCTTGAGCTCTTAGGCTTCGCCCAAACTTCTGTACAAATAATCTTTCTTTACCATCTAACTGTACAATAACTCCTGCCTGAATATCAGTGAGATTGAGACCTTCATTAGCCATTCCTACAGCATATATCCTGTGGAGCTTTTTAGAGTTGAAGGCATCAATAATCTGTTGATTCAGTGTAGAGGTTCTCTTGGAGGAGATGGTGTTCTCTTGGTCTAATTCATTTGCCTGTGCTACTGAAGCACAGAAGCATATAAATCTTTTATAAGGTGAGAATGAGGAAATCAGTTGCTTCACATAAATGGTTTTTAGCTCTCCAAGGAACCTTTTTCTTTGGCTTCCTAAGTTCACCCACTTATTATGATGATAAGGGTTATGCGAGTATTCATATCGCTGCTTCCAATACTCCATATTGGTAGTAATATACTCGTATTTCTGCTTTTGAGTGCATCTGATTATACAAGGCTGATTCTTATAGATGTACTTCTTCCTTTCATTCCAGGATATTGTAGGGCCACTCTCACCAATCTTGATTTCCTGATTAACAATGGTGTTATCAAGATTCATATCAATGACTATGACTCTTGGATCTGGAAGTATATCAGAAGAAATAGCATCCTTGAGAGATACTGTAGACACTTCAAACTTACCCCACATACTTTCTATCTCAACAATCTTCTTCCATGAGAATGTTGCTGATAGAAGATATATATAGGTAGTTTCAAAAGTCTCAAGTATGGACATTCTCTTCTCAGTGAAGCAATGATGAGCTTCATCAAGGACAAGAATATCAATAGAGCTATTCTTCAACTTATGAAGTGAAGCATAGCATAGCACAGTAAGGTCTATCTTATTTCTATCAAGACCCCATTTGTTGAATTCTTCATCCCAATTCTTGATATGTGCCTTCTCAGCCACTACAAATACTACCTTAGGCTTAGTGCTATAATGCTGTGCAGCATTGTTGACTAAATCAATAGCCATTTTACTCTTACCACAGCCTGTAGCCCACCTGAGGACAGCTCTGTATCTCGATTTGAGATTTTCAAACTCCCTTTTCTGGAGGTCTGATTTTAATATATTGTTCATTTTTGAGTGACAATTATAGACAGGAAGAACACTTTTGTATCTTCTCATAGTTATCCTTCCTGCCTAATAGAGTTACTAAGTTTATCAGATTACTTCTGCAAATTTATACATTATTTCTGTATATTTATACATTCTGATGCATAATATTTGTTAATTTATGCAGTATTTATGCATATTTATACAGTGTATAAATAAGAGAACATACTAATAGCTGAGCCCAAATAGAGCCAAAACCTTCTTGTACAAAGGCATTGCCAATGGCTTACCCTTACCATTTTTCCTATTAATGGCAATATGCTTGCCACTACAAGTAAGGAATAGCACATGACCACTCTTAATGCTTGTGTTTGCATACCAGTGTCCAGCACAAGCTGCAGGAGTTCTCTGAATCTCTTTGCTTGTCTGCTTGAAAGCCTTTGAGAGGTTAGTTACATTCTTTCTGATGTTGTTAATCAGAACTTCTTCATCCTGGATTGTCCAGGGATTAGGCTTTTGGCCTTTTCTTGATTTCTTTGCCATAAGATATTTGTATTTAATTAATGAAATAAGGCAAGTGATGTAAAATCACCTGCCCTGTTGTTCTTCGTATTCAGCTACTATTGAATCCATTATAGGATTAAGTTCTCTTCTGAACAGTAGGAAGATTTTACCTTGCTTATGAAGTTCTTCCTTGATGTCTTGGATTGCTGCATTCCTTGCTGCAATATCCACACTTTTCTTTTTAGCCATTGTTGTAAGATTTTAGATTGTTAATGTTATGTTGATTGTCATAAAAAATTGTCCCCAACTCCAACTGGGTAAACCAATCAGAGTCAGGGACTGCTATCTTACAACAATCAAGCCTATAAATTCTTAGTTATGTTCATGTGCTTCTAATGAAGCCAAATAAGAGTCTGCTTCTTGTTCAAGTAGATATTGTTCTACTTCTTCAGGAGGAGCAGTTGCAAAGTACTCATCTTCTATGATTTTGCTGATCATAGAGGATAACTCGTAAGCACATTCACTAACACCATCTTTATAAGATTGGTTATTAGTGCTATTCTGTGCTCTTTGATTCCAGGATGAAATCAGATTGAATAATTGTCCTTCATAAATCATATCTTTGTTATTTAAGTTATACAATGAAAAGCCTCCTACCTTCACAGGCAAGAGGATAGGTATGAAAAATTAAAAACCACTAAAACTAAAATTAATATGAATAAAAACTAAATTATGATTAATTCAAGAATACCACTGTATTCTTTTGTAGGAGTGGGGAGAATCGGACTCCCCCTGTGAGACCTACACAGTCCCTTCAGCTCAAGAAAACTTTTAAAGAGGCAGAACTGCTGTTTTATAAACTCGACTATAAATTTTTTTATACTTTTCTTGATTCAGTGTCTCAAACCACCGAGGACTCCCTTATAATATTTGTACTCCCAGATGGAATTGCACCATCGTCTAAGCTTTAGGAGAGCTTTATTCTATCTGCTGAACTATGGGAGCATCAGGGAGAGAGTGGTAGATGGAAGCGAATAATCTCCACTCTTTTTTATCTCCCTTATTTTGAGGTACGGATAGTCTTAAAATCCCCCACGCTTGGGGGAGAATGTTTAACTAAAAATCCTATAATGACGTATCATGAAACAAGAATATTAGCCTCACGGCTGTGATTCCTATTGGATTCGAACCAATGACCTACTGCTTAGCCTACCACTCTATGTTACCATAGCCAAACAATCATTCAGCATATTGCTGTTGGCGAACCTGACTGTAGAATCTCACTACAGAACTACTATCTCTACTCAGATAGTCGCTTTATATAAGCTACCCATACTTGATTGTTGTTGTGGTCTGGACTGTCTCTTCACCATATTGAAATTCTTGCAAGATATAACAACATATCACAATCTGTCAAAACTCCATGTGTTATAAATTTCAACTTAGGTATCTCCCGTTCAGTCTCTACACGATTATAAGCTGTTACAGATAACATTCTGTCATTAACTATTCGACTACGTATCAAGTTTCTCCTTTGTCTACTTAGTCACTTATTTTCGCTCGGTATAGTCCTCCAACATTATTGATTAGTTGGCTTTACGTAAGCTTATCTATGCGTGTAGGGAATCAAACCCATCGCCGTTTATAGCATCCACTTACTTCTCTTGCCGAAGAGGATTTCCACCGAATTTAGGAGATTCTACTATGGGATTTCTCGCCATAGCACTCCTGTTTATTTCTTCACAGAAATATTTGAAGGCAGTTGCTCTATCCAACTGAGCTAAGGAACCATAAGGTCTCCAATGCTGATTCACTCATACCAAGACACATTTTCCATTCACTAACATTTTACTTACATCAGAGACCTTTTATCTTTGCAAATTTACGAATATTTATGCAATACTACAAATAAATATTCACTTTTTATCAAAACTTTTACAAAGTTTAATAGATGATACACAGGTGCCACAGTATTTATGTACTGGGCAACCTGTGCATTTAGGATATTTGTCTATGTATTTCATTTTAGCATTTTATACCAAATGTCATAACCTGTATAGTGCATAATATCTCTCAGTGAGAGCATTTGAGAGCACATAGATACAAGATATGTATCTGCGAGAATCATCAGGAGTGTCTTAGCTGACAGCTCCATAGTGCATACAGTGAGGATAATCATCACTGCAGTAAGGTAGAATAATATTGCTTTCATTGTTGTAAGAATTTAAGGGAGCCTAATTAGACTCCCTTTATTATAAATAAGGTGTATTATAGGAATATACTTTCATCCATATCTCTTGCTGCATCCTTTAGAGCTGTGTACTCTTTGTTGAAATGCATCATATCTTCAATATGCTGTCTTTTGAGCTTGTAGTCTGTGATAGCTCTATCATATACTGGCATATATACATTATCAGCCAATAATGAATTGTCTTCTTTACTACTATACTCATAAAGAGCATTGTCAGAGTATATGAGATAAAAGTCATTGAGAGGATGAGTATAGTGTTTGATAACCATACCCAATAGTTTCTCCCCTTCAAAAGGGAATTCTACAATGTCATGCAAGTCTTCCATAAGCCAATAGTTTAAATTAGACAAATCTGCATAAGCAGTATATCTTTGATTGATTGTTAGGAAAACTTAATAACACCAACTATATTCTTCAAATTCTTTGATTGATTTCAGGTATGATGTGTTATATACATCCAAATCCTGATATCTCTCATAGAAGGCTTCTTCAATTTCAGGATTCTCATCCATCATTTGA